GGCTGAAAGAATCGCGCCAAAGTCGCTCGACAGAGTTTCATCAGATATTAGATATAATAGCTATAGCATTAGGCATACAAATTGGTAGGTCGCGATGGTGGGATAATTCACGAAAGGGAAGAGTGAAATTGTTATTATCAAAAATTAAGGCGTTGAGATATAGCAAGCCCTGAAAGGCAAATAAGATGAAAACAATCCGTAATACAATCATAACTCTAATAGTTGCGGTTATGGCGGTGGTTATAATAGCCCAGCATTGCGCCATTAAAGCCCCCAGTACGTCCGTCAGTAGCCAAACACATCAAATAGAGGCAGATGCCATAAATCCAGTATGGGACGAATTGGGGCTTGAGGACTTATTAAATGCGATTGAGCAGGTAGAGAGCGGGGGCGATTCAAACGCTGTCGGTGATGGCGGTGCTGCGATAGGCAGTTTTCAGATACACAAGATTTATGTCGATGATGTGAACAGAATACTCATAATATGGCGAGATAAACTCAATGAGATATTTGCGAATTACCACACATTACATCCAGACCCAAATAATATCAAATCATTTGATTTTGAACCTTATACTTACGAAGATAGATATAACAAGAAACATAGCAGGTTTATGGTTTTTGTGTATCTTACATATTACACTCCGTTTAACGATAATTATGATATTGACATTGAGAAAGCCGCCAGAATCCACAACGGCGGCCCGGCCGGATACAAGAAAGAATCTACAAAACCATATTGGCAGAAGGTCAAGAGAGAGCTTGAAGGGAGATAGAGCAATGAGAAAATACTATATCCCGAACAGGATACATCCAGGGAAAGTAACGCTTGTTGATTTACAATTACCCCCTCGGTGTGCAGGCTTACTCTTTGTCTTTGAAACCAAAAAAGCAGCTAAAGAGTTTATGGGAAGCCACCTACCGAAAGATACAGAAATAATGACAATGACAAGGGAACCAGAACCCACAGATATTGGAGAATAAGCAATGAAAGTTAAGAAATGTGTGAAAATAACAGAAACTCGCATACATCTCACTGACGCAGAAAGCAATTTAGTTGCTGAATGTCCAGAGAAGTATGCCGATTACATCGTCCAGGCCATAAACAGCCACGAGAAATTATATAGAAAAGGATACGAAGATGGTTTACGGGATTTTGCTTGGTGGAAAGATGGAATTCAATATGTTGGTTGCGGTACAACACTCAAGCAAGCCCTCAAAGAAGCGGAGAAGAAATGAATCCTACTCTTGTTGATTGCATACAAGGTTCTGATGAATGGTATGAGGCTCGTCTTGGCTTTGTAACTGCCAGTAACTTCCACAAAGTCTTAAATAAGAGAACTGGTCGGGGATTATATATGCGAAAACTTGCTGCCGAGCGACTTACGGGTTTACGAGAAGAATCTTATAAGAATGACATTATGGAAGCTGGAAGTGAGACTGAGGCCGAGGCTCGGAGATACTATGAAACGGTCAATAGTTGTGCTGTTGAGCAAGTTGGGTTTGCTATGCTCGATGAGAACATTGGTGGTAGTCCTGATGGATTCGTAGGCAAATACGGTATCATTGAAATCAAATGTCCTTTGTCCTCTACCCACATTGAAATCATTTTGAGCGGCAAAATGCCAACGCTTCACATCCCCCAAGTTCAGGGACTACTCTGGGTTACAGACCGACAATGGTGTGATTTTATAAGTTACGACTCCAGAGTTTTATCGAAGCCGATGTTTTGTGTTCGGGTGGAAAGAGATAAAGAGTATTTTATGAAACTGGCCGGAGAGGTCGGTATTTTTGTAGGTGAGCTTAAAGCAATGATAGATAAGATTGATAGTAAATTCTGAAAGGGAAGATTATGGCTAAAAACGAAATACAAAAAACCGAATCCCCACTTACGGCAGCAGCAGAACTTGTGAAGGCTAATGGTAATATGGAGGTTGGTAAACTAAAAGAATTGCTGGATTTGCAAGAGCGGTGGGATGCAGGGCAGGCAAAGAAGGCTTATGTTCAGGCAATGTCGGACTTTAAGGTGAACCCACCGGAGATTCTTAAAGACAAGACTGTCGGTTATAAAGACGTGAAATATAGCCACGCCAGTCTTCACAATGTAACGTCCTGCATAAATAAGGCTCTCAGTGAACACGGCCTTACAGCTTCGTGGGTAACTTCACAGGACAACGGCTCTATTAAGGTAACTTGCAAGATTACTCATATTCTCGGACACAGTGAGGAAACGTGCCTATCTGCCCCACCGGACAATACGGGCAGCAAAAACGTCATACAGGCTATTGGTAGCACAGTCACTTACCTTCAGCGATACACACTCTTGGCTTTAACTGGCCTTGCGACTTATGACCAGGATGATGATGGTAAGGCAGGGGCAAGTAAGGAAACGCCAAAAGATAAACAAAACGAGATAGTTGACCAGGCGTTTTTCAACTTCACAACCGAGCATAAAGACGATTTACTTGAACACTTCATGTTCAGTAAAGATAAATTCATCGAAGCGATTATCAAACACTTCAAGGCTCTACCGACACGCAAAGATAGCATAAATAAGATTCTTGCTATCGTCAAGCCGGAAGAAGTGATGGAAGAAGTGAAGGATTATTCAAATGCGCCAGAATGGGAAGTATAAACACAGAAAGGAACAGAACAATGGACACAGTATTACAGGAACAAACAACAAACGAATTGGCAGTATTTAACGAAGTATCGGCGACATTAGTTGAGTGCAAGGCCGAAAACGAGAAGTTAGTCTTTGATTATGCTACTCCGATTGGCGAAAAGGAAGCACGGAGTCATATAGCCAATCTCCGCAAGGTCAAGACTAAAATCAGCAATGTCCACAAAGAAGCAAAGTCAGAGGCATTAGCTTTTGGTCGCAGACTGGACGGCAAGAAGAATGAGCTAACTGCCGAGGTCGATGGAATGATAGCCGTTCACAAAGACCCACTCGATGCTATCGAGGCCGAAAAGCAAGTTGTAATTGACGCTGAGAAGAAAAAGCTGGAGGAAGAAGAAGCGAAAAGACAAGCGGATTTAGAGGCAAGAGAGGCGGCGGTTAAAGAAAAGGAAGATAAGATTGCCAGAGAAGCGGCTAAGGAAGAGCGCATCGAAAGAGAAAAGAAAATCGCAGATGAAGCTGCTGAAAGAGCCAGAAGCCAGGCAGAGCAAAAAGCAAAAGCCGAAGCAGATGCTAAAGAACTTGCCGAGAAGAAACGCAAAGAGGCGGAAATAGCTAAAGAACAGAAGCGTATCGCTAATAAGAAGCATCGAGAGAAAATCGAAAGTGAGATACAGCTTACGTTAAAAGAAATGGGCTATGATGATTATACTATTACCAGATTTATTTCAGCCCTCAAAGAAAATAGAATCCCGCACGTTTCTATCAATTATTGAAAGGACGGCAAGGATGCCAAAGGAAAAGTATAAGGTTGCTCAAAAACGTTATCACCAAAGTAGCGAAGGCAAAGCTGCTTATAAACGTTACAACCAAAGTGAAAAAGGGAAAGTTGTTCAAAAGCGTTATCGACAAAGTGAAAAAGGTAAAGCTAATCTGCGAGCAAGGAAAAAACGTTTCAATGCTCGCAATCCAAATTATATTAAAGCTATGGCTATTGTGAATAATGCTGTTCGTGATGGCAAATTGCCTCGGCTCAATACTTTGTTGTGTAGCTACTGTACTAATCCTGCACAGCAATACCACCACCATAAGGGTTATGCACCTGAGCATTGGCTTGATGTTTTGCCAGTTTGCATAAAATGTCATAAAAAAATCCATATGGAGAAAAGCTGTGACAACGCACCTAGTAAAATCAATGATTGATGGTGAGCCGACCTTTGAGAAGCCGTTGAATGAGATATTAGCTGAGCTAAAGGTAGGTGGGGCACTAAAGACTTTATCGGCCTTAGAATACATCACAGACAGGCAGAGAAGGTGGTACAAAGGCGTGTGCTTACGAGACTTAGTAAAGAATGATGAGAACGGCGAGACAAAGGCATGGTGGGATTTGGAAGTCAAATCCAAGTGTAATGGATTAACGTATTTGAAAAAAGAAGGCATGGATTTTGAGTTGAAACTCGGCGACGAAGTTACCAGAGTAACTATCGGCAGACTTACTACAAAAGGTGTCGGCAAGCGTAATATGACGGCTTTTATCGAGGAAATACTTTCAAAGTCTATGGTAGAAGGTTGGGATATAAGCCCACCAGACCCGGATTTAAGGAGTTTTTAGGCGGTCGGGCCAAAACACCGTGAAAAATTGTGTGACCAAGAATCCCTGTATGCGGCTTGTAGCTGTCGGCCCGACCGTTTTTTATAGGAGTTAAAATGAATGATTTACTAAAAGTCCTCGATATAAGCGAGGATGAACAGTTTGAATACTTAGAAAATACAGGAATTATTGATTTGAACAAAACCTGTTTCTATAAAGACTATGGTAATACGTACACGATTGATAAAAAGGGTACTCTTGCCGACCTTTCCTTCAGGCTCAGGGATAAGGTAGTAAAAAATATTGATATATCTCTTGAAGTATGGGCAAAAGCTTTAAGGAAAGTATTTTTAACTGAGTTCAAAGGTGGAAGTGAAATAACTATGCTCTCTTGGTATGTAAATTGTGCCAAGCCTATTCACTGGGTCATCGCAGCACTCATAGCAAAACAAAGCAAGGACGCTAACAATGGCAAAGACAGCTAAAAAAGAAGCTTGGCAATGGTGTAGTAAATATATCCGGCTTCGCGATGCCATCGAATATCAAAATCAATATCCAGACGTGCCGTTTGGTTATGTAAAATGCTGTACTTGCCCGAAAATAGTAATTTATAATAAGAACGCCGATGCGGGACATTATATCTCCAAAGGCAGTCGTGGAATGAGCGGGATTTACTTTGACGAGCGCAACATCCACGTTCAGTGCAAAATCTGCAATGGATTTCATCAAGGCAGGCAAGCAGTTTACAGGGAGTTTATGTTGGAAAAATACGGACAGGACGTTATCGACCAACTGGAATTTCTCGATAAGAACAACTCGTACAAAGGCAAGATAATTGGGATAGGTCTAATGTATAAACAGATGTACGAAGAATTGAAGCCCTGAAACTAAAACGCGGATAGCAGAGAAATTGATTTATGAGAGTTAGAGTATGGATGATATTATTGAATGTAAAAGATGTGGCGAGCGTTGCAGGATAGCGGGGGCGCCGGGCGAGAAGGCAAAAATGCTGCGCTTTGCCCAAGGACCCGGGTTATGCGTTAATTGTGGCGTCCACGACTGGCTTCGTAATACATATCCGCCGAATATTCTTCTTGCCGAGTCGGGGCCGAAGGTCTTGCTTTCTCCGCAGATCCAGCAGCAATTTACAGAGATTATGCGAATCGTTTTTGCCGACGCCAAGCCTGATGAGATTGACTGGGCCAAAATAGTTAAAAACTGGGATCTGCTGTTTGAGAACAAAGTAAAGGCCACGGCGATGAACCCCGCATCGCAGGATGTCTTGGATATGGAGCCGGAAATGCAGGCAAGGGGAGAAAATCTTTTTAGAGAAGAAATGAATGCAAGAGAAGAAGGGTTTGGGAGTTTGTTTGAGAAGCGGCAAGCTGAGCTGGACAGAATAATTAAAGAGGAATTTTTACCATTATTCCGAAAACAGAGAGATGAGGAATGAAACTTAACGAAGATATTATTTCGGAGCGAAACAGGATAGCGAGCAGCAATCAACATTTTACATTCTGCTTCCCGCTTCGACATACCCCGCTGCTTGCGAGTGATATGGTTGACCACAAGAACCAGCTTGAGAAGGTTTATAAGTATATGCTCAGGGAGGCTTGCGTGATTGATGATTGCTGCCGGCGATTAGAAAAAATCGAGGGGAGGTGGAATTGATTTATGAAAAAACTAATTGAGATTTTAATTACAATTATTGAGATTTTAATTACAATTATTTTGTTATTGGTATCAGCCTGGGTAATCGCCGGTGCGATGTCCCGGGATATAAGGGTATTATTAGGTAGGTAAATGGATGTGGATAATACCGAAGAATTTAGATGTATCAGCCTGTGTACTGGTTTTGCCTACCAGGATATTTAGAAGCGTGTTCGGATTTAGATATAAGTTCAAGGTTATCAATATGATTATTGGTTCTGTCATTATCAATGTGGTGAACATCGTAATTCTTGGGTATTTTACCATTTACGCTTTCCCAAACAACTCGGTGAAGATATGTCCGATTATTATTAGTACAACCATAATAACCGATTGGTCTGCGTGTATATTTCTTGCCCTGAAATATGATAAATGGCAGAGGTTTAATTGTACGCAACTTGAGTTTTCTACGGGCAAATCTTTCATATACAGATTGGCGACTCACACCAAAAGACTTACCTACTCGTGCAAGGCTGTAACCCTGTTGATAGAGTTTATACATAGCCTCTGTAGTTTTTTTGTCGGGTTTGCAACTCATAATATTCCTTTCTTAAATAAATGTATCGTAACGGAACAGTTGGCAAGTGTCAAGTTATAAAAAGAAAAAAAATGTGGGTCATTCCAGAAACATCAGAGTTTTATCACTTTGTACAGGATATGGAGGGCTTGAAATCGGATTGGCCAGAGCATTGGATACAACACTTGATGTCATCGCTGTGGAGGTCGAAACCTATGCTCAAGCTATCATCTGTAAAAATGCGGTTAAAGAGGCACAAGTGGTTACAAAAGCTCTGTGGCCTGACCTTAAAACTTTCCCATCAAAAAGATTTCGAGGATGCTTTGATTTCGTTCTTGCAGGATTCCCCTGTCAACCAGTATCAGTCGCAGGACGAAGAAAAGGAAAATCGGACCATAGATGGCTTTGGGATGATATTGCGAGAATCATTGAGACAATACGATCTCTTTGGGTCTTCCTCGAAAACGTCCCCGGACTCTTGTCCCTTGGATACCCCTCAGTTTACAGAAGCCTACGGCTTATGGGTTACAAAGTTGAGGCGGGCCTGTTTACAGCGGCAGAGGTCGGCGCGCCTCACAAGAGAGAAAGGTTGTTTGTCCTGGCCCAGTCCAGAGGCACGGAACCAAGAGGGTTATCAGGTAGTCAACGGCAAGAAGGTTCCACGATTAGGTCAACAAGTGAATTGGCCCACAATCCAATTGGCCGATGCGAAGATGTGCAAATTCGACAAGCGAGGGAATCCGCATTTAGGAAAAGTTGCAGGGGTTTGGCCAACACCAAATGTCCCGAACAGGGGCAAGGAACTATCGAAGAAGCACCGCCCGGAATCGGGAGGGATAGACTTGCAATCCAGCGTTGGCCTTCTCGCCCCGGACAACCCCAGTACGAATGGGAAGAGCCGAGGGTTGTGGACTACGCCCAGCACCGACGATGTGAACCGAAGAAAGGGAAAGTACAAACAGGGAGGGACGGCCCTGAACACACAGACAAAGGGCAAGCTCAATCCCGACTGGGTAGAGCAGTTAATGGGACTAACTGTAGGGTGGACAGACTTAGACTCCTGGGAAATGGTGTAGTGCCGCAGCAGGCGGAATTGGCGTTTAGGACTTTGATGGCATTATTTGATAACGAAAACTTCATTGGCAAAAAATGATTAAGACCAAATACACAAACGACTTTTTAGAGTTCTGGAAAGCCTACCCTAAAAGGTGGAACCGAGACTCTGGTGTATATTATAAAGTCGGAAAGTGGGAGGCGTTTCAGGCATGGCAAAGAATTAACCAAAAAGATAGAGATGTTATTTTGGTTAAAGTCAAATATATGAAAAACGGACAATATGTTCTTGATGCTCACCGTTGGTTAAAGAAAAGGCGTTATGAAGATATAGAAATACCCAAACCAAGACCAAGAGGAGTGATTGAAGAACGTACCGAACCGAGACAAACTGCATCAAAAGAGGAAAAAGAAAAAGCTCATAAAGCCTTCGCTGCTATGTTAGCTAAAAGAAAATCTCCTGTAAAAGCTATGTCAGACCAAGAATTTAACAAAAGACGCAACCAGGCAAAAAACGCATTAAATATAAAAGGCGGTGACTGATGGGAGTATATGTAGATGACTTACGGCCGATTGTAATACTCGGAATCTTCCCTTCGCGCGAATCTTGTCATTTAGTTGCTGATACACTAAGCGAATTACATAGCTTTGCGGGAAGGTTGAATCTTAGACGAAGTTGGTTTCAGCCAAAGAGTCACCCACATTATGACTTGACACAGAATAAGAGAAGGCAGGCATTGCGTTTTGGCGCACTTGAAATATCTGACAAGCGGCTAGTTGAAATAATAAAAGAACATAGAGAAAAAGGCGGTGCAAAATGACCGAAGAACAAAAGAAACCTGAGTGCGATACTTGTGGTGATACAGGAAAACTTGAAACTGGCGATTGGAGAGATGGTGGCCGTCTTGACGATTGCCCCGACTGCAAAGGTGAATGATATGGATAAAAACATAATTAGGCCCCGCTTGTATCATTTTGCAACAGTAGGCCATAAGGAAGAATTTGAGCAATTACAGGCCAATAACAAAAAACAAGCCGAGCGAATCAAAGGGCTTGAGAAAAAATGTGATAATTGTGTTTTTCTTGAGGCTGATAAGGAAATCATCAACGAGCAGATTGAAAAAGAGAAGATTTTAGAGAAGCGAATCAAAGAGCTTGAAGCCAAGAATAAGAGACTGAGAGAAGCAGGCAATCATTTATATCAAAATCTAAGCGATTACGGGCATTTATGTGCGCCTGGCGCACTTGTATTTAATCCTGACCAACAATATAAGGAAAAAGTATTAGAAATATGGGAAGAAGCCCTGAAAGGCAAAGAGTAAGGATATGCCCGAAAGTCGAGTAAGTTATTATTATAAAAAGGCAAAGGCTGCAATAAAGCACAAGGAATGTAATATGTGCGGCCTATTCAAGCCTCTTTCGGATTTTAGTTTTGATGGCAGAATGCTTCGGCCTAACTGCAAGGCTTGCAATGCCAGTAATTATGTAATTTGCGGGGGCTGTCATAACAAGAGGCCCGAAAGAGAAATGAAGATATACTCCGTCCGAGATGGCCAAGTACGAGATGGTGAAGAAATAGGCGGATATTACTGCAACCAGACTTGTAAAAACAGAGCCGATGGCGTCAAACGTGATGTCAATGGCTTTATTCGGGAATGGCTTTAGTTATGGCGGCTTCTAATTTTCTTTCCAAAGATAATTTGTATCTTGCTTCTTCGGGATTACCTGGATGTAATTTGTTAATCACGGTAAGAGCAGCTTCGCACGCTGCCAGTAAATCAGGCCACGTTTTGACTCTGCGATATGCCCATTTCGCAAGACATTCTGCCTGAATTATATGCAAAGTATCATCAAAAAAATACTTGCCGAGGATTGTGTGCAATTCAACATTGATTTTATCTGCTTGTTCTCTTGTTAATGTCATTTCTCTATCCTTTCATAAATAAAAGCCCTTGTTCAAAATACATAAGGCAGAGGCTATGAATAGCCCCGCCCTGCGGATTTTAAGCTGTTAGGAATCTAAATCAACATATCCTAAGCGTATTATTTCACAAATGATATTCCAAAACTTCTCAGTGATTTGTAAGCCAGAAGCATCACCTTCGATATGTCCGGCCTCGCGCCATTTTTGTAATATCTTTCTGTCATCTTGATTACAATGCCTTATATCTATTTTTTGGCTATTTACCATAACGTATTGAATATAAGGCATAAACCGCAATTCTGTTTGGTTGATTTCGTAACCTAAAAGTTCTTTGGATTTAGTTTTTATACGCTTTGTCAAACTGCCTCTTAATTGTTTTTCTGCCATTGTCCTGTCCTTCCATAAATAAAAAGTCCCCGGCCAGATATAACGCTGCTCAAGGCGAGAAAGAGACCGGGGACTTTTGTGTTTGATTTGCAATTTGAATTGTATCGAGCAGCTTTCATATCTAAATATATTATCGTCTAAATATTAAAATATATCAAGAGAAAAATCAAGTTAGAGAGTGTGTTGTCAACGTCATTGCTATAAGTCTATTAAAGACAAAGATTTACAAAATGCACTTTCTTTGATTATTTTCACTTAAATTTAGAGAGGTTCGTGTCCACAACTTTTTTCAACGAAATCTCAGAATTTATTTGACACTCTGAGCTTCAACGGTTATTATGATTTTGTGATTTTATGTTGTGATAGTTTAAGAGAAAACGCTTGGCTTAATAGGCTCGGAGATTTAGGTATCGAATCCTTCTCGCAACTCCAAAGATAAACATATTAGCAACCTGAGCGGTGATGAACGGAGCTAATATGAGAAAAGACAATATCGCAGAGTGGACTGGAGAGGTTCCAGCACGGTTTCATACGCCGTTCGACGTAGGTTCGATTCCTGCCTCTGCTATTAGGCTCGTTGGTCTTAATGGTAACATTAGGGCTGACGAGCCTTTTTTGTCATCTAATTTTAACAAGTGGTCTTAGCCCATAGGTCTGAGGACAGCTAAGACGTGAGGCCAGCTACGGCGAAGTCTGGCAGTAAGGCAATAATAATAAGAGGCGCAGAGAGCCTACTGTGTCCCGTTTTCTAACAACGTGGTTGGCCCCTATTTCCAAACCAGCTTATTGTCGGCAAAGAAACGTTAGGGATGGGCACTTTTCCTGCATACTGCTTTATACGGAGAAGTTAGTCTGTAAGCTTTTTTGCTTATGGGCTATTCCTGCGCCTACATTACCGGAGAAATTATGCTACTAAAGAAACTTAGGAAAGCAACTTGGAAACACAGATGCGATTGGGCGAATGGATGTAGGAAGTGGGTAAAATATTGGTATCAACCGAAGGATTGGTATTATTGTAAAATACATGGCCCGAAATTTGAAAGGAGAAATCAACATTTAGATACGAAGCTCAGAAAAAAAGAACGGCAAAAAAAACTAATGGTCTCGAATTATAAAAGCATGAAGACCAAAAGAAAAGTAGTAACAGCAAGAGTTCTGAAATTAAGAGTAAACGCAACGTGGGCCGAATTAGCATTTAACGACAAAATGAAGCAAGCTTGTCCTGTACAGTTCAAATTCCAAAGAGGATTTATAAAAGGGGGCTATTTTGCGATAGTTGATTTTTATATTCCAAGTAGAAAGATTTGCATTGAGATTGACGGGGAATATCATCGGGAGCCTGAACAGCAGAGAAAAGACAGGCATCGAGATAACTGGTTGCGAACAGTACGAAAACTAAAAGTGCGCAGAATAACTAATGAGCAAGCAATAAAAATGACAATACAAGAGGTTAGACATCTTGTAGCACTATGATACATTATAAGAATTCATGGCTAAAAGCAGGATAAATGAGTAAGCAGGAATAGACCATATTACCGACATCGATAAAAAGGTATGAAAACAACAAAACTGCATAATTGTCCTCATTGTGGAAAACCAACGATTGGGGCTTTTTACATAAAAGACACCCATTATTTTTACGATGAAGAGAAAATAGTCCGATTAGAAATGTGCCGAGAGTGCTGGGATTACATTGGTTCACCGGCCGCCCAGCAAGAGGGTGCTACAATGAAAAACAGAATAGAAATGGAGAAAAGGCTTACGGCGTAAATCAGGGAAAAAGATGAAAACAACCAATAAATGTCCTAATTGCAAGAACCGGAACCTGATAGCCAATACTCCACACATAGGCTTGTGGTGCGGCTGGTGTGGCTCTGAGTACACAAGAGAGGGTGAAGTCATAAAAGAGAGGAATACTCACAAAATAAGGTTGACTTCGTCACAGCTTACCCGTAGATGTATTAAACATCAAGTGCGAGCGCAGAGATATGAAATTGCACGAAAACGCAAAACAGGTTGAAAGGAGCGTAAGATGAAAAGGTTAATATTGGTAATAGTACTGGCTTTAACAGGTTGCACTCAACAACAGAGTAGCCAGGATGTCAAACTATTGAACAAATACAGAGCAGCAACGGCAGCAATGATAATCAGAGAAGTTCAATATCAACGAGAGATTAGAGAGCTTGAGCAGTTGTTTACAAGGTGCCTGGAGAGACTGGATAATAAATGGTAGCTCCAATAATCAAACCTAAAAAAACAAGCCGAAACGAGCAATGTCCTTGCGGAAGTGGCAAGAAATACAAAGAATGCTGTATGCCCAAAGCTGAAGTAAACCAAAAGTTGAACCAAGCGGGGATGTGGGCAATCTTTCGTAAGTTAATTAAAGAAAGCGAAAACGGCCAAATTGAAATAACACTTGATGATTTACAAAAGATACCATCTGACGAAGCTATAATATCACATTTCGACCTTGACGAAGATAAATTTATTATTAAGGTTGTTAAGGTCAAAAAGAGTAATATAATACAGCCGGGCAAAAGGTTAAAGATATGAAAGAAAGAGTAATAATCTGTATTATACTGCTATTAACGGCTTTTGTTGTTTGCGGCCGCGAGGATAAGCCTGTCGAGTTGTATTCGCCGCCGGCTGAGGAAATAGCAGAAATCAACCGAATGTTATCTGAGCCTAATGAGGCCAGCTACAAGGCTTGGCTTGGTTGGGAATAGAATGAACCGGAAACACAGAACATTAACAGCGACTGAGATTCATCGCAGCTTAGAACCTGCCAGACAATGGTTAGAGGCTATGCAAGCAGTGTTTTTATTGCCGTTAATAGTGAGAACGAGGGAAATTCTACGAAAACGTGGGATAGAAATACCGAAGGAACTTAATAATTAAATAATCAGTATTTGCACATACGCAACCGCAACGGATACGGCTGTCAGGAGCCTGACCTCTTGGCCGCCGTTTTTTGTTGTGCAGAAAGGAAACTAAATGACAAGAATAGACAAAACAAAAATGAAGGGCAGGGACGGGATAATCGGGCCGAAGCCTAAACCGCCAGTTCCAGAGCCAATAGGTGAAGTTAAAGCTCCAACAATGAGAATGACAAGGACAGAATTGGTCGATATGGCCATTGCCGGTGGAATAGAGGTTAAAAACCAAACGAAAGCTCAGTTGATAGCTGAATTAGAGAAATAATGGCTAAAGAGTTTACTATCAAACAACAGAAGTTTATCGACTGCTATGCTGGTGATATTAAAGAGGCTGCTGACAAGGCGGAAATCTCCTACGGCTATGCTCGCAACCTGATGACAAAAAGTGACATTTTGAAAGCTATCAAGAATCGACAAGACACTGAGGTCAGACCGAAGGATATTGCTGATAGGCAGGAGCGGCAAGAGTTTTGGTCTAAGATGATGAGGGATACAGATGAGGATGCGAAAGATAGGCTTAAAGCCTCTGAGTTGTTAGGTAAGAGCGAAGCGGACTTTACGGACACTTTACATATAAAAGACGATGATACACTGACTACGGCAGAACGTGAGAATATGCGGAATATACTTAAAGAGCGGCAGCGACCGCCAATTAAGGTAGTAATCAATGCTGACAGCAACAGATAGAGAATTAGATGCTTTAGGTGAGGCTTTGTTTAATTATGAGCCTTTACCAGCACCTTATTACTTCCATTGGAGCAAGGCAAAGAATCGATGGATACTTGGCGGGAACCGTTCTGGCAAGTCTGAGAGTTGTATCGGCTATGATTTGTGTGCGTTTGCTCTTGGTGTGCATCCTGTGAGAGAGTTGCCATATTATGAGCCACCGGAACATCCTATTATTTGGGCGGCGGCGGACACATGGTCTTTAGTCGGCAAGTTGTTATGGCAAGAGAAGATACGAGACTATCTGCCTTCCAGTGAAATCAGCAAAATAGTCTGGCGGAACCGACAGGAGGAGATACCGACCGAAATCAGGCTAAAGAATAGAACAGTCATTGAATTTAAGGCATACGACCAGCGTCGTAACTCATTCCAAGGTAGGCAGATAGATGCGTTTTATGGCGACGAGCAGTGCAAGAACGACAGTTATGGTATTTGGACGGAGATACAAGCGAGGTTATTGGACAGGCATGGCTTTACAGCTCAGAGCATGACACCTATAAGACCACAGCCTTGGTTGGAAGACCGGATATATGACCTTCCTGATACAGATGAGGTCTTTTATGCTAACTTGGAAGACAATCGGAAGAGTAGAGGCGGCCACATTGACGACTCAGAGATTGATATGATGATAGATGATTGGCCTATAGAGGTTCAAGAGACCCGAATAAAAGGCCATTTCGCAGCGTTCTTAGGTGCTGTCTATAAGACATTCAATCGTCAAGTCCATACCTGCGAGCCGTTCAAGATACCTAACGACTGGACTCGGTACAGGGCCATTGACTGGGGCTTCAATAATCCATTTTGTTGCCTGTGGATGGCCAGAGATAAGGACAAGCGATGGTACGTCTATAATGAGCATTACGAGGCCCAGCAGACCCTTGCACGTCATTCAAAGGAGATTAAGCGTATAAGTGGCAATGAGCGTTATCGTGTAACTTGGGCCGACCACGATGCTCAGGAACGGCACGAGTTCAAGCAGTTAGGCATACCAACCTCACCGGCTAAAAAGGACGTACATCTTGGTATCGAGGCTGTCCAGGCGGCCTTGAAGGTTCAGGGTGACGGCAAACCCAGACTGTTTATCTTCAAAAACTGTACCCACACAATTAAGGAAATGGGCGGTTATAAGTGGGCTGAAGGTTCAGAGACTAAAGATGCCAGGGATGAGCCATTACAGCTCAACGACCATACCTGCGATTGTGTGAGGTACGGGATATATGGTACTGAGGGCAAGTTTTACTTTAGTGAGAGTGATTTATCATGAGTTATAAAGACCCAGACAAGCAGAGAGAGGCTGACAGTGCCAAGGTTTGACGAAAGGATATAAAATGATAATAGCTGAATGTGAGCATTGTTTAACTGAATACGATGCTAAGAGGTCAACAAGTAGGTTTTGTGGCCCTAAGTGCAAACAGGCGTTTTACCGTAACAGAATGAAGACTGATGTTACGGTAACAGCCGCCAAGCCTGTTACGGTAACGGGTGCCAAGCGTGGCAAGGACATTAAGTGCTTCGAGGACTTGCCAGATGATGTTCGGGCTACTATCGACCATATGAGTAGAGGTAGCAATGGCAAGATAGACCATACAATCTTGGTCAACCGAACAGCCATAGCCATAAACTATCAGCACTTATTCCCAGGCAGATATTATTCGACGGGAGCAGCTTAATGGCAAAAAAGGGAATCCCTAAAAGAGACGGCTCCGGTAGAGGTCGAAGAGCTAATAGGGGTCGTGGCGGCTGTAAGACTACGAGAAAAACAGGACGAGGTAGAGCAGGAGCATAAATGACATTAGCCCTACAATATAACGACCTGAAAGAAGCTGAGTTAGGCTATACGCACAAAATACGTTGGGAAGTGAATAAGGCCTGTAAAGCTATCTTCGGCGGCGTATCGTGGCCTGGCAAGCGTCCTGGGTACGCTGTGGTGGTGGCTATGGACTTGCACAGGCGGTTCGATAGTTACGAAGTCTGTGTGCTTGCTGAGTACGAATCGCCGAGCATTCGGGAATTAGTAAGGCAATGTGATGTTCTCGACTATACTTACGAGCCTAAGAAATGGATTGGCGATTGGAAGAACGACGCCGCAGATAAGTTTATCCGTGAGTTGAACAGTGAAAAGACAAAACAAGAGCATAAGTTTAGTGTTAACTTAACTCCGATGCTGGAAATGGAGAATCTTTATCCGTATATGCTTGATGAGCTTAAAAGGCTTCTGGATGTCAAGCGTAGAATGTTATATCTGAAGGACGCAAAAGTAATCAACTATCTGAGTGAAATTGGCCCGGACATAGATATACCATCGCTTAACCTCGGCGAATATCCAGCGATAGAGGCCACATGCTTTGCTGTGCTTAGTATGTTAATCGAGCAGAAGAACCTTATCAAGCGGCCTAAAATGCCGACGAAGCAGGACAGAAGCTATAAGATAGGAGTGCGAAAATGACAGGTGGCGGCGGAAAACCAAAAGTATATCCCCTTGACCCTACACCTACTCCTGTAATGACTGAGGAGGTGATAGCGGCAAAGAGTGCGGTCAAGAAGAAGGCCAGGAAGAAAGGCCGGGGGGCGAACATCCTTGCCGGTAGAATGATGCAGAGCAGGCAAATACTCAATACGGGCAAATTTCAATTAGGAGCGTAAAAAATGTCAAGACAACAATATTCAGAAAGTTATTTAAGCCACTACTATTGGCATATGCACGGGGAAGACCTGCCGGTAACGCCTGCTAAGGGCGAGGCACGGGCTACCTATAACGGAATAATAACTACCGAGGCGGATGCCGCCGACTTTGCTGTAACTGCGAGGGACAACACATCTGTTGAGGCTCTCGCTGCTGCCAAGAAGGTGATTATCAAGCCGCCTAATGGCGTAGTATCCATTGAGTTCAGGTTTAGGTGGAACGGTATAGCAGGCGACCAGCACATTTTACAGAAATTCTTAGCTGCTGGAGATGATTTTTACGACCTTGTGGATGTTTTAACAATCGACCAGGGGACTCAGCAGCATACCGCAGGCGCGGCTGGTACTGGAATATGGTTCTGTGACACTATTTCATCGGCAGGTGAAAAATGGCATACTGCTACGACTCAATTAAGCGATACGTCTAACCATATAGGCAGAGACACGCAGAATATGCACGGCTACGATAGTGTATGGTTTGTAGCCTCTACGCTTGATACTGCAAATGCCGGAACAACTTTGTACATAGACTGGAAACAGTTGTAGGAGTAAATTATGGCTATCACGAAAGTAATCACAAAAGAAAGCGTCAAAGAATCTCACGGTAATAAGTTGATTGCCTTGAAAGTAACAGTTGCCGATAACGGAGTGGATTATGACTCCAGACTCTTTAGCCTTGACTATAACAAGAATGACGATGTGGAAGAAAAGGTCAAAGAATTTAGGGAGACGATGCAGAAATTCATTGACCAATGTATCGCTGAGATAAACACATTTAACCATCAGAGGTTGGATGATGCTGTTACTTGGCTTAACGCTAACACTACCCCGTAAGGAGATAGTATGAAAAAATATTACGGTAAGATAATGCGGTGGACGTTGATTTCTCTTATTTTAGTTATCTTGGGGATAGTGTGTGTAACGCCTTGGCAGCTTGCACAAGCAGTACCAACCATAACCTCAAGTATAGTAACTGATTGGACGGCTGTTGCGGAGGGAGCAACGGGAGAAAGTGCTGTCATTGATATATCAGGTAATTACTCGACGGCTGTCCACATCCAGGCGTTTACTGATATGAACGATGCGCACGAGGGTACGGAACTTATAATTCAAGTATCCGGCATGAGTTCAGGAGATGAGGACTGGTCGGATTTCTTAAATGTAATCATTTTGACGGGTGATGGAGATGCCGAACCAATTGACGACGACCCATTGTCCGGTTCAACAACGATTACAGTATCCGATACCGGAGGCGGCTATGAAACTGCACCAATGGGTAAATGGATTGCTATTGAGAACGGTACTCTTATCAATTCCGAACTGGTTTGGCTGACAGCTTTTACGACCGATACAAACCTTACTATCTTAGACAATACAACCAATTCACACGCTGTCTCTACGCTAATATGGGATGTAGCATACTCAAAAACTTTCTATATTCCAGTCGGAGCGGGTTACAGGGCGAGGGTTATAGTGAATAACGGGTACGATATAGATGCTACGGCATCATCACTAAATTATAAGGTAGGTAAGACAGTAACAACGGACATGGAAGAATGAAAAAACTCTTAATATTATTATTGTTGTGTCTGACGACATCGGCTTTTGGTCAATACTTCACTCCTCACCAGAAGCCAATGCTCGGTCTTCAAATCAACTGGGTACATCCTCTATCTGATGGTCTGGTCGGCTGCTGGTTGTTCAACGAAGGCTCAGGCAATAAAGTCTTTGATTTGAGCGGTAGCGGGCATGATGGAACACTTGTAAATTCACCTATATGGACATCGGGCGATAGTGGGCCTGTTTTACAATTTGATGATGCAAACAATCGTTATATAGACATAGACGATGGCACGTTTTTTATTCTTGATAAGATAACCGTAGTTACCAGAGTTAAAATTTTAAGTGGGGCTGTTAATTACGATGGGATTGTGACTAAATCAGATTGGGATAATGGTTGGGGCTTATGGTGTAGTAATGACTTCTCGTCTAAAATTCGATGGCATTGCGGTAATTATGAAGGTGCTGGTTCTATAATCAGCACTGCGATTTGGGAGGGGGCCGGTTGGGTAACAGTAGCTGGGACATATGATAGACAGAATGTTCGATTATATATCAACGGCTTAGAGGATGCGAGTGCTGCCTACACCGACGCCATAGCTGACCCTGGTGACCACACGCTAATAGGTAAATATGTAAGTGATAATTACGTTTTAGATGGTTATATAAAATACGTTATGATTTACAACCGTGCCCTATCTGCTTCTGAAATTGCCTTGCTCTATCGAGAGCCGTTCTGTATGTTCAAACAAGATTTGCCTGTTTCAATGATGTATACAGAAGCACCAACTGGTGTGCCAGTACCAGTATTTTATTATCACTACGTCAACCACGCTATTCTACTTTTACCGCTTATCCCATTTAGTTTGTGGTGTTATTTAAGGAGGCGAAAATGTGCCGCTTAATCTCACTTGTTTTAATACTTGCCCTTCTCTCCAGTCCTGCCTATGCAGGTTTTGGGGGATTTCTTCAGGCAAACACAGTAGTTGATGTAATAGTCGGGCCATTCATTGATGACACTGATGGTAAGACGGCAGAGACGTTGCTTACAATTACTCAGGCAGAGGTTCGGTTATCTAAGAATGGTGCCAACACAGCACAGAAGACCGAAGCGACTTCATTGACTCACGACGAGCTTGGAAACTATGTCTGCAAGCTGGACGCCACTGATACCAACACCGAAGGTATTTTAACTCTTATGATTCACGAGAGCGGGGCGTTGGCGGTCAAGGTTGAATATCAGGTTTTGGCTCAAGCGGCATATATTTCACTAATGACAGCCAAAGACACAGGATATATGGGCGTGGATGTTGAGGAAGTTGATGGAACCGACCAGACTGGCAATGATAACGGAGCAGACATAAATACCATTGTAACCGCCGTTGGAAACATAGAGACCGACACGGCTGCTTATGACACTGATGGTGAGTATGCCACAGCGATTTGGAACGCTCTGACTAATGCTTATGGTGGCGCAGGCACTTATGGTCAAGCTGTGGAGGATATACTTGTAGATACTGGCACTACTATACCAGGCACAATAACAACGGCCCAAGCCGACCTTAATACTATCACCGGCGCAAGTGGCGTTCTCATAGATACGGACGCTGTTGATGCCGATGCTATAAAAGCTGATGCGGTAACGGAGATTTGGTCTATTCTTA